GCCCCATCAAGCTGATGCTTGTCTTCTGGATCGCCAATTAGCGCCCTCTCCGCAATATCCAGATAGCCAGTCAAAATCTCGTTTACAAAGGTAGGTGAGGCCGTCGTCGTGACATCCTGATTGACGTAGCTGGACGTCAGATTGTACTGATCCAGCACGGCAGTCGTCGTGCCGCCGTCATTGACTTGGAGCACCGTGCCACTGTTGGCGACCACGTCCGCCAGATCATCCGTAGAATTGAGCACATTAGGATCGCCGACGTACCAGTAGACATACACATCCGAAGTGTCTCCGTCATCGACGGGATACAGCGTGCCCTGATAATTGACCTCGATGGGATAATATGCATCTGTGTGCGCCCAAGAGATGTCACCTGCACCCGGATCGTCGCTAGTCCAAGTAACGTTGCTAATCTCCGTGGTATCGGCAGGCTTCTGGCCGAAGCCGTCATCCTGAATAACCGGCAGAAGGGCCGGCTGAACATGCTGTGTCGCAGATTTCGGCTCCGCCGATCCGGTAGTCTGTAGGGCCGGCTCATCGGTGTCACAAGCATAGACATCGGCATCATATTCGATGGCCGAGACAAGAGTAGTTCTGTCCGCACGGAAGTCCAACTTCGTAACGCGATAAGTCTTGTCATACGCCGTACTTACGCCCATTATCCAGGGGTCATCCAGCCGTGGTGTCACAGTCCAAGTATCAGATATCGTGATTACTGTATCCGTAACGTCGCTAACAGTGTGGTCCTCGAAGGACCATTGGCCGGTTGTCGGATTGTATACGCGGACGAGTACCTTCAGGCTGCCATCCAGCTCGGCATTCCGGTTGACAGTGATGGTATTGGCGGTAGCGGACACCACGCGGCCGCCGATCATAGTCGTCGCATCAAGACGATCATGCTGGAAGTAAAACAGATCGCCTACCGCACAAATCAGGGCGTCAGTGTCCACGGCGAACTCTATGGAGCGGAGCAGCAGTTGATTCTGGAGCAGCTTGAATCGGCCGTAACGCCAGGCTTCGGCCTGCCGAGTACAAAATTGCAGATCGACGGCAACAGAGTTGCTGAGCATCTCCCGTGTTTCATCAACGACTACAATGGGCACGCCGGACTTGTAGTCGGTTGCTTCGTCCCGGTAGCGCACCTCAATCTCAGATGCGCGCTCATCTTGCGGTAAGTACGTCAGCCGAAAGCTATCCTCAAGTATATTCCCGACACTGAAAAGCTGTAATGGCGTAGCACTCTTGTCGATGACGAATGTAAGCTGCTGGCCATCCCAGACAGGAGCGCATCGGATACCGTCACAAACTGACAGCAGCGAGCGCCACACATCCGACGTCTGGGTGAAGCCGCCATTAAATACAAACCGCTTCTGTGTGCCTTCCTCGCCGTCAGTTATCATCTCATCACAGAACTGCGCCAGTACCCAGAGGGCATCCAGGTCCACGTTGCCCGGATCAAGGCCGAGATATCTGTCGATGGCATACGTTCCGGGACCGCCGGTTATTACGGGCTGCGTCACAAGATCAAGGATCACCCACGCCGGGTTATCGCTGTACTGAAGCGTCCAAGATGATCCGTCGTAGGTATTAACAATGGCTCCATCCTGTAGGCAGTCGAACTTCAGATTGCCGCTGATCTTCTCGGAGGGCACAGCTTCAATAAAAATCATAGCCTGCTTCGGGAATACCGGCGGCGTGCTGTAGATCGCGTGGACAACGGATACGTATAGCTCATCAAAATTTCCGATTACGTTGTCCCCATCATTGCCGGTTGTCGTATCAACTTTCGTCACGCGGATATCGCAGCCAGCCCAGCCAGACATATCCACGGGATCACCGCCGTTATAACTACCCGTGTTGCGGCAATATGCGTAGACGGGATTCAGCGTCTTGCCTATCAACCAGCCGTCGAAGAGCGTATTCCAACTGCCGCTGTCTCTTTCGGCAAGCTCAACCCGTGCATTGACACAGTTGTATAAGGACTTTCCTTTGCGCATACGAACGAGACCCTTGGGGAAAGTAAGCCCAACTTCCACCGCGTCCATGTCAGAGAGGGGCACAGTGTATGTAACCGCCCCGTCAGCTTTCGTAACAAGGATGTCACACTGGTATTCCAGGGGTAGCTCCGTCAGATCGGTGAATGCTGTTTGCGAGATTGTACCAGTCTTCTCTTCGCAGATTACGTTGGGAAAATTGGAGATGGGCTGCTCGTTGATGCGCTCGGAATCAGCTACTATGCCCTCCACTGGGCCTTCCCCAAGCCCGATGATGAGATTGAGTTTTTGCCGCTGGGCATAGCTGTTCCTAGTAGGGTCATCTTCCTCTCCTTCGGCGCCTTGCAGGTAGCTATAGTTACGCGGAACATAGTGTTCCTCCTCGCTGGTACTGCGCCAGGAGGCGATAATGTTGCCGTACAGTCGGTTGCGCCCGTAGAATTTGGGTATGGGTATGCTCTCCTGGCTGACCGTATGCGAAGCCCACGGAGACGGGCCGCCGGCATCGGTCGCGGAAGGCTTGCCGGTCAGGGCCTTGATAATCATGCCGCCGATAAATGCAACGGCGATGTTTACAATGATGGCCGCTGCGGTAGGATATGCGGCCGCAAACGACGCCCACGCTGCCCAGACTGGGGCCAGAAAGCCCCGCACCGGAACACGCAGGATGATTCTATCATGTTGATAGGCCCGCGTCACCGCCAGATCACACGGGGGCACGACACAGCCATTGAGCACCACTTCGCGTGGCTGCCGGGACGGGTTGCAACGGTCCAAAATGTCTACCAGAGAAAGAGATGCCTCCGGCAGTTCGTAGACTTTGCGCTCATCGGCGCTGAATGGTTTGCCTACATCAATTACCCGCATAGTCGTAGTACCCCTCTATCTGGTGCTTCCAGCGTTTGATCGGTGATATGACCGTGCCACACTGTTCGCGGACGTGAAGAAAGTGTTCGCAATCCGGCAGAACGATTCCCGTGTGAACAATGCCCACACGATGGGCCAAGACTATGATGCACCACGGCCGCGGAGATTCGAGGCGGGCGAACCGCGATCTGCCTTCGCCGGCCATTGCAGCGCGGTCTTTCAGATCGACCACATACGGGTACTCCGGTAGTTCCGGCTTGCTGAGCCGGCGGTACATCTCGCGGCACAGCGTCCAGCAGTTCCAAGAGTCGGCGTCGAAAGGGCGAACCAAGAGTGGCACATATAGCATAGCGTCACGATATTCGACTTCAATCTTCATGCGTACCTCAGCGTTCCCGACTGTAGGGCCAAGAATCCCCCAAAGCGGGCCGTGTTGCCATTAGCGATACAGTTGGCATACGTGCGGTCACAGGGATCGGACTGCCCGCATTCTGGCGTACCGGCCCGCCAGTTGCAATGCTTGCCGAGGTAGCGGTATCGCGGACAGCGGAGCGTCAGGAGATTGCTGCCGGACAGCATCACGGTTATCTGATCGCCCTGTACGTTGGCCGCTTTCACGACGAAGGAGCGCGCCAGCTCCGCGTAGTTCTCAGCGAGGAGCTTGCTGTTGACGATGGTAAGTGTAACGGCTGCACCGATAGCTCCATCGTAGGATTCCAATGTCGGCGCGAGTAGTCGGCTGACGTCAGTTATGACGATGGCCCATGATGTAAGCTGTCCGTCGCTCGATTCTTGGGCCGTGCTGATAGACATGCTGGCCGCCGTGTAGGTGTTTCCGCCGAACACTACATCTTCTGGATTGTCCACGAGGCGTATCGTCGTCTCATCAATAACAAATTCCATGAGCAGCAGCCACGCGGAGGAGGCCGCCGTTTTTCCGCTTGCCTTGACTACGCCTGCTGGTAGACTGCGCATCTATTTCACTCCTGTACTATTCTTCTATGATATCGGCGACACGCGACACTGAGCGCACATACGATGGCCGTCGCGAAGGTAGATAAAAACGATCCAGAACTCCGGCAGACTGACCGCAGAAGTGCGTGTGACGGTTAGGCTGGCCGGCGATTCGATGGAGAGCGCGTGCGTCAGATCGTTGCCAAGCGCATCATAGTCTTCAGTTGGAAAGGGATTACTGTCACTGTATATCTGCTCGCAGATGGTATTGTCGTCTGCATCCTTCAGCACCAAGATGGCATTGTTGTCCGCGTCGATGCCGGACGGCGCGCCAATCGAGAATAGGCCGATGTCAGTCAGCGTAACCTCGGCCCCGGAACCTCCTGGCGCTGCGGCCACGTTCGGACTGATGAAGACCGGGATCGGATTCTCGATGATGCCAGTTGTCCAGAATTGCAGCTCGTAGACCTTGACATCAGCGTCCATGACACTACTGTTTGTCATGCGAATACGCGCCTGCTCGATGGTCTTCGTACCGCCGAGAAGAGCAGAGCGCCAGTCTGCGCCTATGTGTAGATTGTCAT